GTTGTGTTATTAGATGTGTATGTAATAAATTCTGTACCAATAAGTATCGTGCCTTCTGACGGGAAGTTTACAGATTTTTTAAGTGTGATGTCACTGGTTGATGACGAACTGGTAATAGCATTCTTCAGTGCCGTTGTGCTTGTTGTTTGTGAAAAATCTTTGAATGTTAATAGTACTTCAGCACTACCTTCTTGATCTTTAAAATCAGGTATGAAACGTGATACAGATAAAATGTTTTGTCCATCTTCAATATCAAAGTCTCCTGACTGTAAAAAACACTCCATGGCCTCTGTGTCATCATCTACACCTTGTTCGTGTTGATAAATAATACTTGAGCCGTCTGTTGCACCCAATACTGTTGGTGTATCACCAATAACAGTTGGACTGTATTCTGATGCGTAAGGTATTTGATAAACTCCGTAGTCTAACCAACTTGTTCTAGCCAATGAATTTGTGTACCACGTGCCTTCGACATAATTGTAAGTCACATTTCTATCAATGAAGCTTGAATCAGAACTTGCATAGAACCAAGTGATCTCGTTAAAGTCAGAATTTAAACCAGCATAGATTAAAGGTTGTTGTGTAATACTAAAATCATCGAATACATAATCTTGCACAGAACAAGGTATTTTTCTAACGGCACCATCAAACATATAGAAAGATTGTTGACTCATCCAAAAGGTCGTACCATTGACATCAACTGCACAATAAGGTGATATGGCTCCACAGTTAGATGCTACTTGTGATAAACCAAATATAAAAGGTGGTCCAATAAACTGTAGTGAGTGCAATGACGTATCTGTCCAAATTAAAATAGATCCACGAGATCTTAGTGTTGTAATAATTTTAGAACCATCTTGTATTCTAAAAGAACCTGCTGTGTTTGTACTTGTCGGTGACCATGTAGATGTGTCTTCTTGCGATGAGAAACGTAAAAATAAATCGTCTTGTGTTGTTGTGCTACCAATAGTTGTCTCTGTGCCAAGAAGTATGGCGTGTCTATCTGGTGTGGATAATATTAGATGTCTTGATGCAGTCGGTGCGTTTGCATGTACAACAGCTGCACGTGTAGTAACACCAGCAGACTTGTCCCATTTAAATAATTTACCATCACTTTGCAATGCCAATAAATCTTCACCAAAGTTTTCAAATACCCAATACCGAGAATCCAAAACAGTATCTGATGAGGATGCTGCCTCGTTCCAACTGGTAGCATTAATAGTCGTGTTTGATGCGTCAAAGATAATTGTAACCGTTGCATTGTCCGCATGTGTAGTGCCGTCATGACTACCAGCAGATACGGTTGTTGTGCCTTCGTTGGTTGTGAGATCTCTTGTAACAGTTAGTGTGTTGCTCGATACACCAGTCACTTTCATAACTTCTTGATCTACTAAAATGTAATCACCGTCTGCAAACTTACTACCATCGTCAACATCGACACCTGTCTCTGTTGCATCCAATGCTTCGTTAAGTTGATCGGTCACTCGACCTGTATCTCTTAGTCCATTGAATGGATCAATACCCCAACCATAACCGTATGTGTTTACTTCTTGACCAATACTAATTTGATAAGCCGCGGTGCTCGATCCACCGCCCGTGGCATCTGAGCTTGCGTTACTAGAGTGAGTTACTTTGTACACAGTAGCACTTACTAGTTCTGTGACTTCAAACTCTGCATTCATATCTAAACCACCAACAGTTGACGCAGCTGTGAATGTTACAAAATCCCCAGCTTTAGCTCCATGACCAGAGTCTGTTACCGTCACGACCGCTGATCCATTAGTGGTTACAAACGGATTTGTAAGACTGCTTTCTGTTGCACGAATAGGTGTGATGTCATGTATGGCACCTTCTGTGTATATGTATAATTTTTTATCTGTTCCGATACCTAAGAACCTAGTGCCATCAAGAGAGGTCCATGCAAACTGTGCACGCACAGCACCAATTAATTTATTAGAGATTAATTTTACCCAACCACCAATTTTTTCTGGTTGGCCATAACGAAAACGAACATTCTCTCCGTCAATCCATTTACCCTCAGCGCCGTACGCGGTGCTTTGTTTGTCAAAACCTGGTGCAAATTTTACTGTGGCTAGTGGCATTAAACACCTACATCTGGTAGTTCTACTGCTTTAATTTCTTCTAATGTATCTTTATTATCAACTGCTTTTGTAGCGTCTCTTAGCTGTTGTTTTTTATTTTTTATGCTTGTAGTGTCTTCACTAGCTTCTAATGCTTTCATGTACAAAACATCAAGAGCTTCAAACTTTTCTCTTCGTTTAATTCTTAATTCATTTTTATGTATGTTTTTTGCTTTTGAAATATCAACGTTAATTACCATGATTAGCTCCTACTCCATCTGTTAATTCAGACTCATCAATGTCCCAAGCATCTCTAAAATATCTATCTTCAGGTAGATCGCTTGAGTCTATTATTTTATATTTTTTTCCAGAAGGCACATCTTTTTCTGCTATTTGATTTAATGTTAAACCACATCCTTCAATGGGTTTAATGATAGAAATACTTCCATCGTCTTCTTTAAATACTATAAATTTTTTCATAAACTCCATAATTATACTCCAAATACTGACACAACTACATTATCTGTGTCTCTACGAGCTAGACTATAGTCTGTATATACTGCAACACGAACAGCATTAGCTGTTGGTGCTGCTGCATTACTATCTATCCAGCCATTAATATCAATTGCAAAATATCCAGATTGTGATGAAGGTGTAACAATCACACCATAGTTTGCACTTGGCATTGCGGTTGAAAAATTCACTGTGTATTTACCGACGGCATGATCCG